GCTGCCAGCAACACGGCTGGTTTCGTCCACCCCATTTATTTTGATGGAATTGGCATTGCCGGAAAGGGTAATCCTGCGGCACATGGAAGCAAGGCGACCAGTGGCAAAGACATCCTTTAACAGCTCGGTCGTGAAGTCTTGCTGAACCAAGAAACCGCCATCGGAAGGCACGGACTCACCTAGCCCGGTAGCGTTAAAAAGCCTCGGGTCTGCATGACCACCAGGGAGACCAGCACGCATAACAGCGGATAGCTGCTGACCAAGCGATCCGAATCTTTCCTTGTCTTTCACTTCAAAAGTAGGCTTGTGCGCCTTCTTTTCTACCGTTACAGGAGATGCAACAGCATCAAGCCTTGCGGAAATACGCTCTTCCCTCTCCCTGACTTTGATTTCTGATTCAATTTCTTCAACCTTATCCAAAATCTCATTTTTCAGGGATTTTTCCGCATCAGTTAACTGCGGTCGGTTGTCCGTCAAACACTTGGTATCAATGTCGGCAGCAGCCTTCATCAACGCTTTCACTTCGTCTTTAAGTTGTGCAATTGTTTTCAATTTAATCCTCCTATGGATAATAATGTTGCAGTTTTAATTATTAATGCATTCACTGGGTCTATCGCGGCAGGCTCTACCACCTTGCTTTCAACATGGTCTTGTATCTTTTCGGTCGGCTCGGCAACGTCTCGTTGATCCGATAAAGAAGCAACATGCCGTTGATCTTCTTTATAGCCTCTTGCAAGAATAGATTTCGCCATTTTTTCAGTGCAGCCGCTTGCCCTTAGGGCTGACTCTAACTCTTTTTTTGTAGGTTTTTTTTGTTTTGGTTCGATGAACTCTGGTATGTTTTTAAACCCAGCCATTGAGACAATGGGGACAAATTTAGCGCAAGCAGCAATATCCATTTGACCTGAAATTTCATCAACGAAACCAAACTCAAATGCTTCTTGCGCCGTCATCCATGTTCCATCTCCTGTTTCTCCATCAAGAAGCCCTGTTATTTCTTCTTCCGATTTATGGGTCTTCGACATATATGTATTCTTCAATGTCCCAGCGACCTTATCTTGCACATCTGCCATGTGCCTATGATCTTTTGCGTACCCAATAGAGGCTCCCATTGGGTTATGAACCATAAATATTCCGTTTTCAGCCATTACTATCTTGTCGCCAGAAAGAGCTATTATTGAAGCAATCGATGCGGCCCAACCGTCAATATAGGTCGTGACTTTTGCATGATGTTGTTTAATTAAATTGTATATTCCGACACCATCCTGCACGTTCCCACCAGGAGAATTTACGTGTAAATCTATTTGATTTGCCTTAACTTCTGAAAGCTCTTTTTGGAAGTCTTTGGCAGTTATGCCTCCACCAGTCCAAAAATCTTCGCCGATTACATCATAAATCCATATTTCAGCTTTATCGGCCTTATTTTTTATGTCATACCATTTCTTCATTTAAATTCTCCATAAGGCAGGTCAATTGTAATCATTATAAACGCACATAAGCTCAAACTTCTTCTGGCTTATCAGCCTTTTAGCCTGATTTTTCGACATGCCCCTGTTCCTTAATGCTCTTTCAAGGTGTCTAACAGTAAACACCTCATTAGCCGACACATCTTGATCCCAATTAAAAATAGATTTAATGTTTTGGATTGCGTAATTTATCCCAAGATTTCTTGAATTACACATAAACGATTTTATTATTGGGTTCGCTCCAGGGTACCACTCGTTTACCGGATTATTAAAAACCTCAAGCCTACTAAATAACTTCATAAGTTCTCTGTGCAGCTCTTTCTCTTGGTAGAGCGTACCTTCAACAGTGAACAGAACTTTTATTTCGTAGGGGTTTCCGGTTTGTAGCGAAGAAATTCGCTTTTCAACACTTGAGTTTGTATATCCAATTTTTATAAATTCACCATCTAATATAGAAACGAAATAAATCATTTTACCATCCTGATATTAGAAGCATTATTTTCTTGAATCGTGTTTTGCTGCTGCTTTTTCAAAAACTCTTGGTACTGGCTTAACGGCCACATGTTCGTCATGATAAAAAGTTCGTCCGCCAATGGATTTTGGTCAGGATTAAGATCTTCCTTTTCCCTTACCTCGTTTCTCGTCATGGCCCCGATATTGATCATTATTTGATAAAATTCCGCTCTACTTTTTGCATCACCACGAAGCAAACCCTCAACAATATGCTTGAAATAAAGGTTTTCAGCGTCCCATTGGCGTTTTGTAAGCAATTGCATGTTGTAGTTTTGCTCAAGACGCACAAGCCACGGTAGGATTGAGTCGGTAACAAAAGAAATCTGTTCCGACTCAATATTATTGAAACTACTCTTGGTGAGGTCTTTGAGTTTGTGAGGCGGAAGATTAAACCATCTTGCTATTTCAGGTATTTGAAACTGTCGTGACTCTAAAAACTGCGAATCTTCAGGAGAAATCCCGACTTTTTCCATTTTCATGCCATCTTCAAGCAACATNAGCCGGTGGGCTTGCCCTAACCCTGAATAAGTCTCCGTTAAAGACTTTCGTAAATTCTCGTGCGTTTCAGCCTTGAGTTGCATCGGGTGAGAGACAACTACTCCAGGGTGTGTACCTTGCCCAAAGAAAAGAGAACCGAAAGTCTCCATTGCCATTCCAAGGCCTATGCTTTTTCTTGCCATCGCTGCAACGGAGTACCCGGTAATCCCATCAAACCCAAGGCCTGGAATATGTAAAATTTGTTCCCTTGGCATCCAAACAGAAGCTGAATCAACCCGAATTTCATACCACAGCCGATTTTCTTTTAACTCCATTTTGATAATACGATTTGGAGGTATCGGCCAAAGTGCTTTAGCTTCCCCGTATCCATCACGCGCTATCTCGGCAAAACCGTTTCCCCATGTAAGGATGTGCGCCATCATGGTTTCGCGGAAAGACATGGCAGACATATAATCGTTTGGTGCGTCGTGCAGGAGTTTATAAAGAGGATCTTTAACGGCACGTTGCTTTTCTTTGCCGTTCTGTTGCATCAAATGCAGTGGAAGTGCCGCAACGGTACCAGAAATAAGCGAGACAGCATTCCAGAAAGCTGAATAAGTAAGCGCCGTTTCTTCTGTTACTGTTTCACCGGATATGGATTGCGAACCACGAAGATTCCAAAGCGAAGGCGACCACGCTTTTTCATCAGTTAAGGAGAGATTGAAAAACCGTTTGATACGGCTTAGAAGACCCAATACAATACCACCACGTTTAGGTTATATTAGTGGCATTGTTTTTTAATACTGCTCTAATGTAAAGCTAAATCGTTGGAATAACGGAAGATTTAGTCTAATTAGATATGTTTTTATATGTTCTTATATATACTTTAAACGGTTCTTCATTCGACATTCAACGACAGATTGCCGTCTGACCCTCAACGTACCTCTGTGCTTTTCAGCTATAAGATGCCCATGCGCAATCCAAAGTCTTATGGTCTGATCCTCAACAGAAAAATAAGCCGACACCTCATCAATTCTTAAAAGATCTTTTTTTGGCAAAAAATCAGTTTCAATTGCTTTTTCGCTTTCTTCTTTTATAATCACCGCACGCTTTGCCATTTATGCCCCCTTTAGAATGCCATTCTGTTTTTGATTTCGATTTCGGATTTGCCTTCATAAACACTTGGTAAAGGTTCCTCGTTACGGTCCCGGCTTTTTAGCCCAAGTGCCATCGCTAAAGCTACCGCGCCATCTATCCTGAATCTCGCCTTGCTTTTATCTATCTTCCTGTTTCCTGCCGCATCTGAAATAATCATCGCGTTTGATATGTTCCAGGTTAAAACCGGGTTTCCATCGTGAATAAGCTTTCTTTCGATAACAGAAACTTCTAAAGCGTCTACTGCGGGAGCCATATCAACATACCCCTGCCCCCAAGGGACAAGACGAACAAAACCTGATATAGGGCTGTCTTTTTTGTCCACATAAGCATCAAGGCCGATCTTTCCTGCTGCATTCATCAAATCATCAATACGGTATCTGTCGTAAGCAAGCCCCAATACTTTATATTGTGTAACGATTTGAACCAGTCTTCGCGCTACCCAATCGTATTGGATCGCCCTACCAGGCGTTACTTCTAAAAATCCTTGTTCGCGCCAAGCTCTATACGGCACCCGGTCCCTCGTCTCATGCTCTGATAGCGTTTCTTTCGGTTTCCAAAACCAAGCCCGAGTTATGTCCTTCTCACCAGAAGAAACCGCCACAAGCGCCGTTAGATCCGTTTTCCCTGACAAGTCCAACCCAAGATATACACCTTCTTTTTCGTCAATTTCATCTTCACCGCGGCAACCTACCCATTCCGCCCGAGGGATCAGGGGGGATTTTGAATCAATTCTTTCGTTACAATATAAATTTCTGAATGAAGCCTCGAAAGAAGGCATTCTTTTTGCCCTTTGCGCGGCTGTTTTCATTTCAGGTAATGATCTGAATTTTCCTAATGCTGGGTTTGCCTTTTTCCATATTAATGGATTGTCATATATTCCTTCAGCTCCATCAGGAATGGCGTATAAATGGCAAACTGTAGATGGATCAAGCTTTGAAAGTCCATCGTCTATTAGACTTGACAAAATGTGTTGCGGATCTGCGGATTGGGTTGAAATGATAATTGAAAGCGGTTCTTCTCTCGCTGCGCCTGCGGTATCCATTGCGTCATATAAATCACGATTTCTTGCTTGTGCTAATTCATCATATGTCCAAAAACTGGGATTGTATCCCATTTTAGTGCCTGCTTCTGCTGATAATGCCCGATAAATTGACCCGGTCTCCCACGCAACCATTGTTTTTGTAGAATCAACGATTTTAATGATTGAAGAAAGGTCAGGTTCAGCCCTTACAAGTTGTGATGCATACCTAAAAATAATACTTGCTTGCTCTCTATCGGTAGCACAACTGTAATTTTCAGAATTGATTGACCGTTCAGGCCCTACAAGGTGAACCAACATCAAAGCAGCCGTCAACATAGTTTTTCCATTCTTGCGACCCATGCTGAGAATTGCTCTTCTGACTATTCGTTTCCCATCTTTTGTTATCGGGCCATAAACGTCGTTAATAAATTCTTTTTGAAACGGCATCAGTTTAAAACGTTGGCCAGCCAGCTTTCCAGATGGAATTTTCAACAATTCGATAAAATTTATAATCTTCTCGACTCGTTCGGGGTATTTTTTTTTCATATTGAAAGCGACGGCTGAAAATGTTTGTTTAACTTATGGCCTTTGCGAATATTTTCTTTTGCTTCAAGGGGTCTAAGATTCTTCAAAGACCAGCATCTTTTAAAATCACGATGTGAGGCTGATTTAAAATTAAAAGCATTAATAGGTATAATATGATCAATGTGCCAAAATGAACCATAATTATTCCAATTCATTTCCTTCGTGAATCTCTTTTCAAGATGCCTCTTCAATTCGTCAACCGTATATCCTACCAAGGTTTCCCAGTGGCCTTTTTTATTACCATTAAGCGAAGAAGATATATACCTTCTGATGTTGCAGTTTAGTTTACCTTTGGGTGTTGACCTTATACGTTTTCCTGTTATTTGTGCGTACTCTTTTGTCTTCTCAGGATTGAGTTTGCGCCATAAATAAACGCTTTCTTTATGCTTATCGCTGTTTAAAGCTCTCCACTCTCTTTGGTATTCTTTTCTTTTCTCTTTGTTTTTTAAGTATTGCTCTTTATTTGTGGCTACTTTTTTTTCTGGATTGTTTTCGCTCCATTTTCTCGCGTAGGCATTTCGCTTGTCTATATTTTTTGCAAACCACAGCTTAGATCTTTCTTTTATTTTTTCTTTGTTTAATTCTCTATATTTTTTTTGGCACTCTTTGCAACTGCTACTAAGCCCACACTTTAATCTTGGTTCCAGATAAAACTCATCAGCCCTTTTCCACTCCCCGCATTTTGAGCACTTTTTCCCTATCCCAATAATAGTATTTACATTTTGGGAATCTTCTAACGTCTTGGCTTCTTGGATACCATTCATGGCCGCGCCTATAAGTAATCTTTTCAAGAAGTGTTTGTTGCTATTTTAACGGATTAGAGATTAGCCCATCGAATTTGCTTTTAGGTTTTTTGCCAGGATCTATTGCCAGTCTTGCCCTTGCCGAAGGCGTTAAACCGAACTCAACCGCGCACCTGAGCATATTCATACGGGCGACATTGGCAATCCCGAGCAGTGTGTGTTGAATAACGTTCTCTTTTGCAGTCTTCATCAACAAGCTTGCTGCTTTCCCATTCTTCCTCGCCAAATCATTAAGCAATTCTCTTGCGGTTCGCCACTGAGAATAAAAATCGCAATAGGCGGCGAACACACCGACATCAACCTCATAGAGGATACCGAGAGAATGAAGCCCCCGCGCCATTCTTTCCCACTCCTCATGAGCGTAATCGTCTAAAAATTCCGGGCAAATCGGTAAATCAGATATTGGG